GTCTAGGGTCTCTAGGACAGGCTCTGATACAGGCAGGCGCCCCCAGACAAGGCCCGAGGCGGGGAACCCTTGCGGGGATCGCACAGGCCCTTCCTGCGTATGGTGCGGGACAGCAGGCTAGTATGGACGAAGTGCTGCAAAACCTTCTCAGACGCAAACAGGCCGAGCAGATGGTTGCAGAGCAGCAAGCAAAGCAGAGGCAGCAGACCGCACTGCAAAACATTATGCGGGGCAGATCACTAGAGGAGCAGTTAAGGGTGGAGGCTTTCCCTGGGTCTGCGGAAAGTGTGCTGTTCCCGCAAGAAGAGGCGTACACACTTGCCCCAGGACAAAGGCGATTCAAGGGAACGTCAGAAATTGCGGCAGTTCCCCCAGAGGTCGCTCAAAGCCAAGTTTATCAAGACTATTTACTCGCCACAAAAGACCCAATAAGACCATTTACGGGGTCTTTTACAGACTACCAAGTAATGCTAAAGCGAGCAGGTAGAACTCAGGTCACAGCAACTGCAACGGCTGGTCCTGGCAGGGATTTAACTCCAGGGCAGAAAAAGCGTGACGAAAAAGCTGCGGAAGACATTTTCCAATGGGAATCTGGCGGCGGTCAAGATATGGTGTCGCAGATTGCACAGTTAAAACCTGTAATTGCAGCACTAGAGGCCGGAGAACCGATAACTGGTATTCGCACCGCGATTCAGCCAGACCTTTTACTGGCTCTTACCAATCCTAAAGCCGTGGGCGCAAGAGAAGCGGTAGAAGAGGTTGTGCAAAGAAACCTGCGAGTTATCCTTGGCGCACAGTTCACAGAGAAAGAGGGTGAGCGTCTTATTTCTAGGGCGTTTAACACAAGACTTCCTCCAGAGGAAAATGCAAGGCGTGTTCGCAAGCTGCTTAAGCAGATGGAAACCGCAGCAGAACAAAAGCAGGCAATGGCAGACTACTTTAACCAGAATGGAACGCTAGTCGGGTTCCAAGGCAAGATGCCAACTGTGCGCGACTTTGAGAACGCTATGGAGGGCGGTGGGGCCGCGCAGCCAGCAAGAACTGGAGTAAAACGATACAACCCAGCTACAGGACGAGTCGAATAATGGATGACGTTATTGTAGAAATCCCAGGGGTGGGGCAGGTCGCTTTTCCTGCCTCTATGTCTGAGCAGGAGATAAATGCTGCTGCGGCTCGGTTGTACAGTGAAAGACAACAACCCTCTTTTACGCAACAGTTAGCGCGACAATTTAGGCTTGAGCCGTTTTCGCAAGAAATTGCAGAAGGAATGTTTGTAGACCCAGCGTTAGCAGTCGGGCAGTTGGTCTCTGAGGCTACGGGATTGGGTAGGCAAAGCGTAAGAGAGGCTGTTGCGGCTAGAGAGCAAAGATCACAAGAAGCACCAGGCGGCGCACTTACTAGGCTTGCAGGAAATATCTTAAGCCCTGCGACAAGCGTATTAGCCCAACAAGTACCACGCGCAGCATCTCTCATTCCGAAAATTGGTGGGTATCGTGCTACGCAGGCGGCAGTGACTGGGGGCGTTGGTGCGCCTTTGCTTTCTCCTGCTGTTGGCGAAGATGTTCTAACAGAACAAGCACAGAAAGCTGGATTAGGAGCAGTTCTAGGCCCAGTTGTAGACATTGCGGCTGCACCCCTTGCGCGACTTGCTACGCCTTCGTCTAGGCCAGAGCTAAGTGTTTTGCAAAGACAGGGAATTGATGTTCAGCAGTTTACCCCTGGACAGCAGCTTGGCGGCGCGTTCAAAAGCACAGAGGAAGCCTTAAAGAGCGTTCCTGTTGCTGGAGAGTTTATAAAACAAGCAGAGATTCGTGCGTTTCAAGAGTTTAATCGCGGGATGATTCAGCGAGTTATAGATCAGGTAAATCCTGAACTAAAGATTCCTGCGACTATGCAAACAAGGCAGGCACTAAACACGGCATACAAAGAGCTTGGGAAGTCATACAAAGAAACGCTGTCAAAAATGCGAATCACTCCGACAAAAGATTTTTATGACGACATTTCGACAACTGTAAACAGTTATGCTGATGATCTTGTAAGCCCAGATGATTTTGCAAAACTTTCAAGCCTAGTAGAAAAAAATGTTACCAAATGGATTCCAGAAGGAAAGCTATTGCCTGGAACCACAGCAAAACGAATTGACGAAAAACTTGGCACTTTAATTTCTAGTTATGGGAAAGGTGGCCCAGAAGATAGGTCAATTTCTAATGCTCTAAAAGACATTCAAACTTTGCTGCGAGACAAAATAGCCAATCAAGACCCAACGGGAAAAATAAAAGCTACAAACGCGGCTTATGCAGATTTTTTAAGGATTCAAGAAGCTGCGGCAAGGTCAACAAGGCCAGACCAGATATTTACACCAGAGCAGTTGATGGCTGCGGTGAAATCTTTAGATGCCACTAAGCGTAAAGGTGCTTTTGCTAGAGGGCAGGCAAGGATGCAAGAAACCGCAGAAGCTGCAAGAGGTGTTTTAGGAACAACCGTTCCAGAGTCAGGAACAACACCACGAATGATGACCCAACTGGCTGGTAGTGGGTTGGCTGCTACAGGGTTGGGGGCTGCCGGTGTTTCTTCTGGTTATATTGCGCCTGCACTTGCGGCTGGCGGTGGTCTTGCCGCCATGTATTCAAGGCCAGGTCTTGCTACCATAAGATCATTAAGTCAATTAGGCCCAGGTTTAAGGTCTACTGCGCCGATTGTTGCACCATCACTTTTAGACTAACGGAGCAATAAATGTCAAAAAACAAGATTTCAGAGTACAGCTCGACCGCCGGCAACAATACAGACATAGGCGGTATAAACATAGCGGAGGGCATGGCCCCGAGTGATGTAAACAACGCTATCCGCGAGCAGATGGCGCAGCTAAAAGAGTTCCTAGACGGATCATCTGGAGATACGCTTACCTCCGCAAAGATTGTCGCTACCACGGCGCAGATAAATAGCACTGCGACCTTTGGCGGTGCGGTGATTATGTCTTCAGATGTTACTCTCCGCGCACAAAGTGATCTGCGGTTTGCAGACTCTGATTCGTCGCATTATGTGGCTTTCCAGTCTCCCGCAACAGTCGCGGCTAACGTCACCTGGACACTACCTGCTGCGGATGGTACGAACGGTCAGGCGCTGTCTACAAACGGCTCTGGAACACTGTCTTGGCAGACTGCGGGTAATGCAGAAATTCTAACTCCAACAAATGTATCCCCTGCGGATGAAGCTACGGGGATTTTAGAAACGCCAACACTTACTGGATCAACTTATTACAGTCTTTATGGAAAGACTCAAAAATCAAGTCAATGGCAGATAAGTACCTCTTCCGGTTTTGGAACTACCGTTTACGACTCTGGTGAGGTTTTGGGAATTGGTGTAACTCAAGTTGTTCCTTCTGGAAATCTTCAAGTTTCTACAACGTATTATTGGCGGGTTCGGTATCGTGATATTGACGATACCTATTCGGAGTATTCCGCACCAACAGAGTTTGATACCGCAGCAGCGTTTAACAATTTTATTGCTACGCCTGCGGCAACTCCAAGCATCGGAAATTCATTTGAAGGCGGCTTCTACACTGGCCTTATTTGGAATCAGGTCACGCAGTCTGCTACTTCAACAACGATAGGAACAGGGTCTAAGACTTTTACGGTTACAGATGCTGCGCCATTGTTTTACGCGGGTCAGGCCGTTGAGGTTAGAAGTCGAGCCAACCCTTCTACCAACCGCATGATCGGTACTGTAACGGCTTCTACCGGAACCTCGCTTACTGTAAACGTCACCTCGGTAAACGGGTCTGGAACGCTTACAGACTGGTCTGTGATGGCAAAGTACCGTGTCATTGTTGCGCCTAAATCCTCGGGTGAAAACTCAAGCAAACAGTACAAAAACGCTAACACGGCGGCTCCAGCAGCTACTGGCACGCTTACTGAGGGGCTGAAAGCAACTGCGGCTATGGTCGCTGATGGAAACTCTACCGTCTACCCTGCGGCGCACTACTGCGATGGCTTAACCATCGGCGGTTACTCTGACTGGTATCTACCTGCAAGGGATGAGCTAGAGCTGATTTACCGAAACCTTAAGCCGGTTACGAGTAACAATTACACCACTGCAGATAGGCCCAACAGTCCAACGCCCAATTACACAAATTTAGGCAGTATTGGAACAGGTGGTACACAACATGGTCTTAATTACAACTCCGATCCTCAAGGTGTCGCCTATACCTCTGGGTCGCCTGCACAAACCTCCGTAGCGGCTTTCCAGTCTGGCGGCGCAGAGGCCATGACCTTTGGCTCTGATGCTTATTGGTCGAGTACGGAATACAGCACCACGAGCGCTTGGTTCCAGTACTACTACACGAGCTTCGCTGGCTACCAGAACTCCCACCCCGGCGTTAAGAACGATAGCTACTACGTTAGGGCAGTAAGGCGATCAATCATTTAATCCTTTAATCCTTTATGGCGCAGATAAAGCACTTACCAATTTACAAAACAGCTTACGAACTGTTGGAAATTGTCGTGCGTGTGACAAAAGGATTCCCTAGAGATTTTAAGTACAGCCTTGGGGAAAAGATTAGGAATGAGGTCATTGATCTTGTTGTTTTTATCTTCAAGGCCAACGCAACAAAAAAAGAAAGGATCGAACACGCAGGGCGAATACTTGAAAGAATAGAGGTTATTGATCTGCTAGTCAGGCTAACAAAAGATTTGCGAATCATTAACGTCAAGCAGTTTTCAGAAATCGTGTTTTTGACGGATAGCCTTGGTCGGCAAGCACAAGGTTGGATTAAGCACACAGCATCGTTGGCAGAATCTTAGAGGCCAAGGTGTCTAAGAGCGTCCATCTGATCGGGCCGTACCCGTTGGGAAACCACCGAAAGGGCTTTATAGCCAGTTTGTCAGCGGAGGATTCTGCTGACCGATGTGTGAGTGTACGGCATAGCACCACGAACGCTTGGAACCAGAACTACAACACGAGCAACCCTGGCAACCAGAACAACAACAATAAGAACAATAACAACTACGTTAGGGCAGTAAGGCGACCGGAGGCGATGTCCTGTGCTTGATTTTACGGTTTTTAATCTTTTCCAGTCTTACTATGATTGCCGCAAGACAAAGCGCAATACATGGAACGCCAGGATATTTGAGGAAAGACTCGAAAAGAATTTGATGAACTTGTATTACGACCTGAAAGAAGAAACCTACGTAATAGGAAGATCAATCTGTTTCCTTGTTGAAAAACCTAAGATTAGAGAAATCTGGGCAGCGAATTTTAGAGATCGAATTGTGCATCATCTTTTGTACAACAAGATCAGAGATAGGTTTCACAATAGTTTTATTTATGATTCGTACGCCTGTATTCCGAAGAAAGGAACGCATAGAGCAGTAGATCGGGCCGAGCAGTTATGCCGAAGCATGACTAAAGACTACAGTGAGAAAGGTTACTTTCTAAAGCTGGATGTTGCTAATTATTTTGTCAGTATCCGAAAAGACATTTTGTCTCGTTTGATCGCAAACAAAGTATCAGAACCGGAATGGATGGCTTTGGCTAATCAGATTTTGTTCCACGATCCAACGGTGAACGTTTATGTTAAGAGCGATCCTAAGCTATTAGAACTGATACCGCCGCACAAGAGTTTGTTTGCAGCTAAAGGGCATGGATTGCCGATAGGTAACTTATCGAGCCAGTTCTTTGCGAACATTTATTTGAACGAGCTAGATCAGTTTGCGAAGCACCAGCTAGGAATTAAGTACATGGTGCGGTATGTCGATGACATTGTAATTTTTGATAAAGACCCGCAAAAGCTGTACTCGTATATCAAGCCAATGGATGACTTCATACGAGAGAACTTACATATACACTTCCACCCTAACAAGGTAGAAATAAACAGCTTAGATAAAGGCTTTAAGATGCTTGGGTTTGTGGTTAGGCCAAGAGCAAGGTACATACGGCAAGAAACGGTACGCAGGGCAAAAAACAAACTATTGCAGATGTCAGAAAAGCAAGAGCCTAAAAAAGACATTCGTGCGGTGGCGAACAGTTATCTAGGGATATTTAGGCAGGCTAAGACCTGGGCAGAGCGCGAGAAAATAGCAATATTGTTAAGCCGTTTTGGATGGTGGTTTACACCGAAACTTGATAAAGTGATTCTAAGGAAGGGTTACGCATGAAGATTAAATTTACTTATGTAGACTCAGTTACCCAGGTATCGGTAGCAAAAGAGCCTGCCAAGCATGGGCCGCATTTCCCAAAGATCAAGGGATTGCAATATCTGTTTGCTCTTGAGCGCAAATACCCAACGGAAGTGCCAGAGTTTATCGGGGAATGTGACGATGACGCAGAGCAGATCGACGGGTTCTTAAAAACTTTAGATGACCAAGAGTTTGCACTTGAGCAGCAGGCCGAGATAGATGCCCAGGCACATCGAGTGCGTGTCAATAGAACGCTGAGACTTCAGGCAAGCGACTGGACGCAGTTAGCAGATGCACCTGTAGACAAAGAAGCCTGGGCAGCATATCGGCAGGCTCTGAGAGATATGCCCGATCAAGAAGGGTTCCCTTGGAATGTAAGTTGGCCTGATGCGCCCGAATGAACGAGGTTGACCGGTGGAAAAACAGACGCAAGATGGCGTGGATCTCGATGCTGGCTGGTATCGGGTTTCCTTTGCTTCTGTTGGTCACAGAGTCACCGCAACTGGGTGCAATAGCAGGGCCATTTTACATCTTCATAGGGGCGGTTGTAGGGGCGTATATCGGCTTTACCGCATGGGATGACAAGAATGTTATGGAGCATAAAGACCACTCTCATCACAGCAGGGGCCGCATTTATGATCGGGGCTACGACAGCGGGGGTGATGACAGCGAAGTACAAAAACGCTAAGTTTGAAGCGTTTAAGTCTGCGGCAGATGCTGCTTATGCACAGGCGCAGGCCAAGACATTAGAAATCGAACTGAAGAACCAGATGCTGGCAAAGGAGCTAGACAGTGCGTACAGGCAGGGTAAGAAGGATATTGACCGGCTTAGCAGCGAGCTTGCTACTGTCAGGCTGCGCGACCCCAATGCCCGTAGTTGCCCCATGCCCGACCCCCCAGCCGCCGGAGAGCCTAAAAACCAAGCCGCCGGAGCCGACCTTTCAGCAGAACTTACGCAACTACTTCTTTCCGAGTCCCGCAGAGCCGACGAAGCAGCCCTCTACGCCCAGACCTGCTATCAGTGGATAAAAGATGTTCAGGCTAAGTAAGCGCTCCCATGACCGTTTGTTTGGTGTAAATCCCAGACTAGTTGCGGTAGTCAACTCTGCTATTGGTATCACCAAGGTGGACTTTGGTGTTGTGGAAGGGCTACGCACGATGGCAACCCAGGAGGCGTATGTCAAGGCAGGTAAGTCTCAGACAATGAACTCCAAACACCTTACGGGCGATGCGGTAGACCTGATGGCCTTCGTCAACGGCGCGGTATCCTGGGAGCTAAACCTTTACGACGAGATCGCTGAAGCTATGAGGATTGGTGCTTTAGAACACGACTTACCTTTACGCTGGGGAGCTGCGTGGAACATTCCAGACATCAGACGTTGGGATGGAAACATGGAGTCTGCGATGAGTTATTATATTGATGAGCGCCGCAGACAAAACCGCAGGCCGTTTATTGATGCCCCACACTTCGAGATAGGATAAGAGAATGGCGCACCACGATCTAGACACCGCAAAAACAGTCGCAGATGTTGCTGCGGTTGCGACTACTGTGGGAACCCTCGCTCAAGTATTGCCTTCCATTGCTGCGTTGTTTACGATTGTCTGGACGGGTTTCCGCATATACGAAACAGATACCGTCCAAGGATGGCTCGGTAAAAAGCCACCCCAGGAACAGGACTAAAACGGCAGGTCGTCATCCAGTCCGTCTAGCGCACTTTTCTGCGGCTTAACTGGCGCATTTCCTACACTTTCCCGCGGCTGGAAGACTAAGCTGTAGAACTTCCCTGTGCCATCTTTCCTCTCCTTCAGCCAGCCAGAAATCTTATACTCCACACCGTCAATTTCGCAGTTTCCGCGAATGTCTGGGTGCTTATCCTCGGTTTTCTTATCATTTTTGCTAATTATTCCCCGCATATTGTTATCGTAACTCATTCGGTCATTTCCCTTCTGGTTATTGTTTCAAACAAACCATCTACCTCCGCAAGAAACTTCTCCGCTTCGGCCTCTATTTCTGCTATTTCCCCAGCAGTGGGGTAAAAACGCCTTACAAGCAGTTGTTGCGGTTCTGGCATACGAGGGTCATAGGAAACGAAATCAACCCAGCCACGACCCGTTACGGCGGCTTGCAGGGTCATCTGCGCCCGATGTTCCTCTGGTATGCCTCCGTCCAGAATCCAGCCGACATGGGTTGCGGTATTTGGGCATTTAATCTCTATTAGCCCGTCATCTACAAACCCGTCCGGTGATGCGCCGCAAAACTCTATGCGCGGGTGGTCTATAAACCCAACATCGGTGATGATGCGTCCGGTCTTGGCCTCATACGCTGCCTTGGCCTCGGGTTCCTTCTCTATTCCCCATTGCATCGCGGTACTGACAAACTTATCCAGGATGTCGCCAGTCATCCTCTCGCAGAGAATTTCGATCTTGAGATTCTTTCGCTCCGCGCTATCCTCCCCGTTTTTAAGACGCTTGACCGCAGACCGCATACGCGAGGCAGTCAACTTCCCTGTTCGGGCGTTAAACCACTCCCCCGTGCCTTGTAAACTGTTTTCTTGCCTAGTCATTCTCTTTCTCCTCATCGAACCCACAAGTGTTCCATCTTTGGTTTAGCACCGGCCTGTATCAACTCTTCACGCGAGTAAACTTTGTTGTTGTATTTCTTTGGTGGCAAAGTGCTGAGAAGATTAGGCTCCCAGAATCCAGGCCCAACCCATCCAGGCTTCTTACCGAAACGTGGAACAAAAAGAACTTCTAAATAACCGTCGGTGTATTTCACCGTTGCGGTGAAACACTCTACGTTATCTTTTCCCATACGCTGTAAGTCAGCCATAATCACCTCACAAATTGTTTGTTGGCCCACATATTCACACAGACTTGCTCCAAATCCATGCTCGGTGGGTTTGTTTTTAGAGCATCTCTTAACCCCATGTTGTATGCCTCTATAACATCTCGTGGCATATCCACCGCAGGCGAGGTTGCCTGCATCTTGTTTATGCTTATGGCAATCAAGGTGGTTAGGGTTATCCCCACAACTAAGCCCAAAGCCCACTGTTTGTTTCCCTCACTCATAGTTATCGCTCCTCGAAATGGGCAGTCTCGCCCTTGTTCGCAATTCCCATCGCAGCAGGTTTTCATAGCATCTCCGGCAGAAAGTTAAGGAGAAGAAAGAGAGCCGCAAGAAAGATTGCGACACCAGCACCGTCCCAGTATTCGTTCATGCTGCCTCCAATTTCTTAAGTGTTTTGTGTACCTCAGTCAAACAACCAGACCAGGCTTCTGAGTTGCCGCGCTGGTATGCATAATAAAGTTCGCTGGCAATCCAGTCTGCAAGGTGCTGGCTATCACTGCCAATCATCTTGTCAACGTAGGCTTTCACTTCTTCGCGGTTTGAGTAGTTCATATCGTCTCCTTTCGTCTGTAGTACATCGCCTTCCACTCTTCCATCGGCATACTTTCCTCTTTCTTCCAGGCCCAGTCAGACAAATAGTCTGCCTCTTGTTGAATTGCGGTACACAACTCACGGATTCGCTTTGTGTCGAGGTTCAGGCTTGAGCGCGTCTGTTCCTCGATCTGCCCGAGGATGTGCCGCATATTGTTAACGATTTCTCCCTGGTTCATTTGACTCTCTCCTTGGCTTGATCTTTTAGGTCTTCGGCAATCTTCTTGTCTTCCGCACTCAGGTTGCCCCACAATGCTTGCAGGCTTGCCATGCTATCCACAGCCCTAAATGCAACCTCTAAAGCCCCGCGTTTTGGATGAGTCTGTTGCAGCTTTGGAGGTGCTTTGGTAGCTGCATTGCCATCGTCATCTTCCCCGCAAACCCCAAACGCTGCCGACAAAGAGTAGCGCCGAGCGTAGGTGAGAGCAGAGCCAAAGCCTTGCGCGTCACGCTTGGATACCGGAACCGCGACGATTCCTGTAGACATTGTTTCGCCGGACTCATGGATGATGACTGTTTCTATCGCCGCGTGATCTGCAATGTTGTGGCTGATCTGTGAGAACCACAAACCGTTAGGCTGTAGGGCTGGTTTTATGACCTCGACCACAGAGGCCAGGTCAGCGTACCAACTCTTAAAGTGCGGGTTCTGCTTGTCTTTCTTTGCGGACTCAATCACGGCAAATGCTTTTGCCATCGCTTTAGCGAGGCTTGCGATTTCTGAACTCATTCTTTCTCTCCCATGCTAGTTTGATTGCTGTCTTGAGGCTGTGTCCGCACCTGCGGTAATAGCCCACCATTCGCAAGAAATTCCTCATACTCTTGCTCCTCTAGTTGCTGTTGGTAGTGAAGGTATTGCAGGTCTTCCATGACTTTCTCCTTTTTCATCCGGTCTGGAGACATCGACCGTGAGAGAAATATAACAGTCTTTTTGGGAGATGTCAAACAGTATCGGTCAAACTTTCTTAACTATTGGGGTTGTATTGGTAAGTCTATGATTTGCAATCATTTTGTGATAGGTTCGCCTTGTGAAGATAACTCGCGCCGCTTGCGTGGCAAGTTATGAGTTCCTATTAAGCCTGCCACCGATAAAAGCCTGGAAGCTCCCACCTTCGCAAGAGGTAGAGTTTCGCGTCCGTGCTTGGACTAGCCATTTCGGTGAGTACGACGAGCGCGGCATCATCACAATATCCACCGCAAAGCACGGGCATCTGGATACCCTGCTGCGGACGATGGCGCACGAAATGATCCACCAAAAACTCCATCTCTCTAACTACCCAGACTGGGATCAGCACGACGAGCGATTCCTCGAGCTGGCTCATGCGGTGGCTAAAGAACTGGGGTTCGACCCAAAGGAGTTGTAATGAAAGCCAAGTGTACCGATCAGGAATTTATCCAACTGTTCCGCGAAACAGGCAGTCCGGCACGGGTTGCGGAAATACTGGATTGCTCGGAAAAGGTGGTCTACAACCGCCGCCGCAGGCTGGAACACCGACTAGGCATCACACTAGAGAGTTATGCGGCAAAACAGAACAGCGTTGTTGTTTCATATGTTCGGAAAAATGAAATAAGTTACGAGGCAAAGAAACAGACGATCCTCGTGGCCTCAGACGCACACTACTGGCCTGGAGAGGCTACTACAGCACACAAAGCCTTTATCAAGTTGTGCAAGCAGCTCAAGCCTCACGCGGTAGTCTTAAACGGGGATGTTTTCGATGGGGCTAGAGTAAGCCGCCACGACCCTCTTTACAAAAACGACACGCCCACGGTTCGACAGGAACTTGAGGTTTGTCAGGACAGACTCGGAGAGATCGAGAAGGCCGCACACAATGCGACTTTATTCTGGCTGTATGGCAACCACGACACCAGGCTGTGGCGTTATATGAAGATAAATGCCCCAGAGGTTGAAGGGGCTTTTGGTGCAGACTTGTTCGACTACTTCCCAGGCTGGCATCTCGGATATGTGATGCACGTAAATGGCAACACTGTTATCAAGCACAGGTGGCATAACGGCATTCACGCGACTTGGAACAATGTTTTGAAATCAGGGCGAAATATTGTGACCGGACACCTACATAAGTTGCAGGTTACGCCTTTTGGGGATTACAACGGGAGAAGGTATGGGGTAGATACCGGAACGCTTGCGGAGCCTTATGGCGAGCAGTTTGCCTACCTTGAGGGCAACCCTGTTCCCTGGGCAAGTGGGTTTGCGGTGCTGACGTTCGACGAGGATGGAATGTTACTACCGCCAGAATTGGTAGAGGTAATCGGCGAAACGGCCTATTTCCGAGGCAAACCTGTTTAGTTAAACTATTTTTTGTGTTATAATTTTTTTTGCGCTGTGGCGGCGCATAGCTGGGCAGATAGCCAGTCCCTTTCGGGCTGTCCCTTATCTGACCGAATCTTAAACCCGTCAGGGTGCTGACCAGCCGGAATGCCACCGGATAGGGGATAGCGCCGAAGGAGATTGGCTTGCACTACTATCAGTTCAACATTGGCGACTATCGCAGGGATGCTCAACATCTTGGGTTGCTTGAGCATGGAATCTATCGTCAACTTATAGACACCTACTACCTCAACGGTGGCCCACTAAAGTCGGATCACGACCAGCTTATGCGAACGCATTGCGTTCGGACTGCGGAAGAAAAGCGGGCGTATGAAAATGTGATTAAAGACTTCTTCGAGCAGGATGGTGGCTTACTTATCCACAGGGGATGTGACAAGGTTATTGCGGCATTTCGCAAGAAGTCTAAGAGTGCAACAGACTCCGCAAACGCCAGATGGAGCCAATCCCATGCGAACGCATTGCAAACGCAATCCGAAGGCAATGCTAACCATAAACCAAGAACCATAAACCAAGAACCAATAAAAGACATTACGCGCCTAAAGGCGGTTAGTTGTCCACAGGGGATTCCTGAAGACTTGTGGAAAGACTTTTGCCAGCACAGAAAGTCTGTGAGAGCAGCAATAACCCAGACCGCAATTGATGGCATATACCGAGAAGCAAAAAAGGCTGGGTGGTCTTTAGAGGCTACTTTGCGGGAATGTGTGCTGCGAGGTTGGCGAGGGTTTAAGGCTGAGTGGGTAAAAGACAAACAGTCTGATAAGGCTCTATCGTTTGCGGAGAAAGACGAACTTGCTAAACGCAAGCGGTGGGAAGAAATGACGGGTCGCAAGTGGCCCGAGCCTGGTCAAAAATCGGAAAGGTTGAAGATACTATGAACTTGAAGGCTATAGACGCTTTGTGGAACAAATTGCTTGTGGTCTACGGTTCCGAATGGGACAAAAAGTTTTCCGGTATGCCGCTAGACGAGGTAAAGGGAGCCTGGGCTGATGAGTTGCGCGGATTTACGATTGACCAGATCAAATACGCGCTTACGATTTTGCCGGAACGCGCACCAAATCTTATACAGTTCAAGGATCTTTGCTCGAGGTCTCCCAAGTATTTCGAGCAACAACAGTTAACCTATAGACCACAACCGAACTCAGAGAAGATAGCCGCGTTTAGAAAAGTTTTCGCGGAGAAAATATGACAGAGACTGTTGCATCTTCCTGCCCAGACTGTTATAGTCGGTCTGAGGGCTTTCCTGGGGTCTTTGACATCAGGTGTGCGGAGTGCAGAACGGCTCTTGCAATGTCTGAATCCTGCAAGTTAATCCGCAAGTCGATGGTGGAGGCGATGGAAAGAAATTGGGGCGAGGTAAAAGACTGGAAGGCTGAGCCGCATTGTGGTTGTAAAGCGTTGTGTCTAAGACTACTAAATCGGAGAGGAACATGAAAATAGTTAGCATATTGGGTTACAAGGTTTTTGTACGAGATTGGGTAGACGACAGTCCTGTGTTCAGGCTTTATGCGGGGAAAGAGGAAGTCACCGACTTCTGGCTGCGCTCTAAAATTCACTGCGAGTTGGTAGACCAGCGCCGCCGCGAGATAAATGCCGCAAACGAAGAACTGGAGGCTTACTATTCGGAGATGCGGCTATGACTAGAGACGAGATCGGGGAGCTGGTCGCAGCACTCCCGCAGGGATTAGATGCTGACGAGTTTATACACAGGCTGGTCAATTGGGCGGTAGACCGAGAGCGTGAGGCTTGTGCGAAGGTGTGTGATGGAATTATGCAGCAGTACAAAACAAACACGACATTGAATGCTGACCAAAACTTGATTGGGAGTATGGCGGCTGAATTGTGTGCCGTGAAAATAAGGGGTGAGAAATGAACTTACGACAAGCAGCAGAGCAGGCGTTGGAGGCTTTAATGCAGACTACGCTAGAAGATGCCATGGTGGAAGTTGAGCCTAATGTTTGGGAGTACAAAAGCATTGTTGCAATCCAAGCATTGCGTCAAGCACTAAGGGAGCCAAAGCGTGAATGGGTTGGGCTTTCTGATGAGGAAAAACAGTGGTTTAAGGATCTTGGCTTGGCCGGTGTCGAATTTATTGAGGCCAAACTGCGAGAGAAAAACTCATGACTCCTAAATTTATGCACCTACTCGAAATGTGCCTAGAGAACGGTATCAAGCGCGGTCTGGCTCGAGCCTACAAGCATACGGACGAACCTAGTTCGCAAGAGATAGAAAACGCGCTGATGCTTGAGATCACAAACGAAATCTACGAATGGTTTGATACCGATGTTCAGAAGTAAAGAACTCTTAAAAATGGTGGCTTCCCTGCCATGCCAGCACTGCGGTCTAGAAGGCTCTACACAGGCCGCACACGCGAACTGGGCATGGTCGGGCAAGGGCATGGGGCTAAAGGCACACGACTGCTTTACGGCGGCTCTGTGCGCGTCCTGCCATCAAAACACAGATCAAGGCAAAGATATGTCAAAAGACGAGAGGGAAGAGTTATGGACAAATGCCTGGAAAAAGACGATTCTGGAACTGTGGAAACGCGACCTGATAAAGGTAAGGTGAGATACAAAAAATGCCCAGACTGTTGCGGAAAAATGAAGGTTGTACCCAACAAACTATTTTGCAACTCCTGTTTTAAGAGGCGACATGGCTGCAAGCCCAACACAACTAACACTAAAGTTTCTGCGGGACGAGGGCTGGACGGTAGAAGTAGTGGAACGGTGGATACCAGGCGTGAACATTCGGAAGGACTTGTTTGGGTTCATAGACCTGATAGCCCTAAGATCGGGGAGGGTTCTGGCGGTACAGGCGACCAGCTACAGCAACATCTCAACCCGAGTAAAGAAAATAGAAAGCGCAGAATTGTTGTCGGAAGTTCGGAAATGCTCTTGGCAAATATGGGTTATAGGTTGGCGAAAGCAAAATAACCGCTGGGTACACAAGATTGTTGACTGTTCATAAGTCTGTTATACTGCTTTTAAGGGTGGTGGCCTCCTAACGGGCATCTTGCGCCGTGCTGCCATCCGACCTATACTGGCGATGCTTAGTTTCCTCCCTCCCCCCACAGGGGTTAAGCCTCGCCAAGAACGGGGCTTTTTTTTGGAGAAACGATGACGATTTATAACAAAATTACCGAAATTTTGATAGAACCTAAAACCGCGCATGAAATTTCAATGGCGTTACTGCTACCAGTAAGCACCATAAAGATTGCGGTTTATACAATGTGTAAACGCGGCAGACTTACCAGGGAGAAACGAGACCGCACCGGAAAAGGCCCAAAGCAAGAATACGTCTATGCGCGTCCTAGTCTATAGCGCGATATTTGGGAATTACGATCCCGTAAAAGACTTTCCCAAACAGTCTATTCCTTGCGAGTTCAAGTTATTTACAGAACCGACAGGCCAGAAGTCTCCCAGAATGGAGTCGCGGTTCTACAAGCTAAACCCTCCACCTGGCTACGACCACACAATCTGGATAGACGGCTCTATTCGGGTTACAAGCAGGTTCTTTGCGGAATACATGGTTGACCAGGCCAGAGACCGTTGGGCAATGTTTAAGCATCCTTGGCGCAATTGTCTCTACGACGAGGCAGAAGAGTCTCACGATATGCGGAAATATCACGGTGAACCGATAATGGCCCAAGCCAAAGCCTATAAAAAGGGCGGTATGCCTGCGGATTGGGGTCTGTGGGCCTCCGGTGTCATCTGTAGAGCAAAGGACTGGGGAGACGATCTAAACGCCTTCTGGTGGGGTGAGCATCAGAAATGGTCGGTGCAAGACCAGATAAGCCTTTCTTATGTGTTGTGGAAGTACAAGCTACGGTTTTTTACCTGTGACCTGCCGCTTATGGCTAATCCACTGTTAAAGGTTGAAGCAGGACACAGGGTAGGGGAGTACGAAAAATGTCCGCAGTCGTGATCTGTACTACCTCGGGCAAGTGCCTGCCGGTTCTCTGCGCGAGCATAACCTTCTACCTGCCGACCTTCTGGACAGTCTACCTATCTGGTTCCAACATTGTTCTACCCAAGCACAGAACCATAAACCTACTTAATACCGCACGAAACTTTGGGGATGCGTATAACGCTGCTGCCCAAGTTGCGATGCAGGAACACGAAGACCTGCTGATTCTGAACGATGATGTGGTTTTCAACCCGACCTTCTGGGAAACCCTCACGCAAGACTTGAGCATAATTCCAGAGGAGAATCGTGGCTGGGTTGCGGCTCGAGCAGACTTTGCCAGGGGCTTGCAAAACATTCGCTACCGGCACGAAGGCGATAAGAACAACCAAAACAAGCATGACTCTGAAAACTTTATCTGTGAGGTGGACGTAATCGCGCCTTATGCGGCGTATATACACCGAGATGCCTGGATAGACTTCCCTCCGCTAAACAACTATTCGGACG